GCGCTTCTGGCGCCCTGGCATCGCAGACTGCAGCAGCATCCTCAGCCACGGCGGCAGCTACGAGCGCCTCAAACGCAGCAGCAAGTGAGAGTTCTGTGGCTACCAATGCCGCTACTGCAACCACGCAAGCGGGGATTGCAACGACTCAGGCAGGCATTGCAACCACGCAGGCTAATAACGCAGCCACCAGCGCCACGACAGCCACCACCCAGGCAGGTATAGCAACTACCCAGGCGGGCAACGCAACGACATCTGCATCTGCCGCAAGCACTGCGAAAATTGCTGCTGAAGCGGCTCGAGACCAAACTCTTTCCACTTTTGATAATTTTGATGATCGCTACTTGGGTGCAAAAACATCTGCTCCAACAACAGACAATGATGGCGATCCATTGCTTGAAGGCGCGATTTACTGGAACAGCACCAATAAAAATATTTTTGTTTGGAATGGCACGTTTTGGGTACAAGGCACTTTAACCTCTGCCTCGTTCGCTACTTTGATTGGTGTTGAAACCCTAACCAATAAAACACTAGAAGCCGCAATCCTGAATAACGGCTACACAGAAGAAGTGTTTGTCATTACTGACGGCGGCACAGTAAATCTTGACCCCAATAACGGCGCTATCCAGACATGGACGCTGGGTGCTTCTCGCATACCAGGTCAAGCTAATTGGGCTTCAGGCCAGTCAATTGTGTTGCAAGTCGATGATGGCACGGCATATACGATTGATTGGGGAACGCTTGCTCCGGTTTGGAAAACTGATAACGGGGTTGCCCCCACGTTAAATACGACTGGCGTTACCGTGATTGTTCTATGGAAGGTAAGTACAACGATCTATGGTGCGCGCGTAGGGGATGCGTAATGTTAGCCAGTAATTTAATGAGGGCTGCCAATGGCATTGACCCCGATCTTGTATTGGTGTTTAACACAGCTCTTGGGGATACGACTATTGAGTTGCCATTAAACGGTACTGTAAATGCCAATGTAGATTGGGGTGACAGTACTTCCGATACTTACACTACTGCAGGGACAAAGACGCATACCTACGCTGTCGGTGGAACCTATACTGTCCGTGTTAGTGGAACCTTAACGCAATTTGGGGGGGCGGTAACAAGGCCGGAATTAATCAAGTGCTTATCGTTTGGGACTATAGGTATTACAAATTTAACTGGGGCGTTTCGCACCTGCGCCAACTTAACCGAAGTGCCAGATGTTTTGCCTTTGGGTGTTACGTTATTGCTAAATACGTTTTTTGGAGCAACCAGTTTTAACCAAGACATCGACAATTGGAATACGTCTAGCGTGACGGATATGGAAGGTGTGTTCAACGGGGCAACCAACTTCAACCAAAATATCGGTAGCTGGAATACATCCAACGTAACGGATATGCAAAATATGTTTGCCAATGCAACCGCTTTTAACCAAAACATTGGCATTTGGGATACGTCTAATGTGACGAATATGTTTTCCATGTTTAGTAATGCAGCCGCTTTTAACCAAAACATCGGCGGTTGGGATATGTCTAACGTTACAAATATGGGCAGCATGTTTAGCGGTGCGACCGCTTTTAATCAAGACATTGGCAGTTGGGATACGTTTAGTGTGACGTCTATGGGCGCCATGTTTAATAATGCAACCGCTTTTAACCAAAACATCGGCGGTTGGGATACATCTAGCGTTTCGCTTATGAACTTCATGTTTAACGGGGCAACCGCTTTTAACCAAAACCTAACCGGATGGTGCGTTGGTAATTTCCAAGCCGAACCTGTGGACTTCGCCACCTCTTCTGCCCTCACATCAGGCAATAAGCCGGTATGGGGCACTTGCCCGTCACACGTTTCTGATGGGTCCATTACTTACATTGGTCAAGCCACTGGGGTGGACAGCGCAATACTTCCTGCGCATCAGACCGGTGACTTGATTCTTGCGTTTGCATTTCGTGATGGGTCTACGACCCAAGGCACCCAGCCAACAGGCTGGACCGCCATCGACGTTGCAGCGGCAAATACTTGTGCCGCGCGGGTGGCGTATAAGGTCGCTGCGTCTAGCAGCGAAACAACGGGCACTTGGACTAATTTCACTACTGTAATTTTCCTTGTATATCGTGGTGTAAACATAACCAACATTGTCAATATTGACACCGAAAGTACAGGTTCGGGAACGACTGTTACCTACAATGCCAATGGCTTTTGGCAAGGCTTGTCCCGTATAGTGGCTTTTGCAGGGCACCGCAGTGTTGACACCGCCTTGGGCACTGCGCCGGGGACATTGACGTTGATTGTTAATCCCGTTGACGCTACCGACGAGGGAGCTGCTTTCCACTCCACAGTCGATAATTTTGGTAACTGGACCAGCACTAATGTTTCCGTTGGTGGTACTTCCTCCGGCTGGATTACTTTTACTCTCCGCTTGCGCGTACCTATCACGTTAGCTCCATAAGGACTCGTCATGTATATAAAGCTTACAAACGGCACCCCAACAGAATATTCAATTGGGCAACTACGCCGTGATAATCCGCAGGTCAGTTTTCCTAAGAATCCATTAGACGCCACGCTGGCTGAGTACGGCATGTGCCCTGTCAAAGAACTGGCAAGACCAGAATATGACGCACGAACTCACTACCTCAAGCAGTCTGATTTTTACCAAGTGGCAGAAAAATGGCAGGTGCATTACGTTCCTGAACAATTGCCTCACGCCCAAGTAGAAACCGCGATCAGGGCAGAACGTGACCATCTGCTTTCAGCATCAGATTGGATTGTGGTTAAAAGCTACGAAGCCCAGCAACCAGTGCCGCAAAAGTGGGTTGATTATCGGCAGGATTTGCGCAACATTCCAATCCAAAGCGGGTTTCCTTTTGACGTTCAATGGCCTGATATACCTGGATAATTATTGCAACTTTGAAACCATGTTTCTCAGCAATTATTAAACCTACAATCTGACATACCCGCATTAAGGAACCAACATGGCTTTTGACTTCTTCAAACGATTGCGTCAGCCACTTGCTGAGGTCAAATCCGTGACCCTGCCCGAGCTACTGCTCACGTACAGCCGCAGCGCTCCCATTTTTCAAAAGTGGGACACTGAAACCGCCATCGAGCAAGGACTCAAGGCATCGGCCATCTTTTACGCGTGCGTAGACCGCCGCGCCAAGTCTATCGCCCAAGTCCCCTGGAAAGCCTATCTTAAGCAACGCGACGGCACTTTGGTCGCCGCCCCTGACTCCCCTTTGCAGCGCCTCATCGACAAGCCAAACCCCGATTTCGCGTGGGCAGAAATGATGGAGTACATGAGCCAGCACATCGACCTGGCGGGTAATTCGTACTGGTCGATCATCCGTGCAGGCAACAACGCACAGCCAGCGGAAATCTGGCCTCTGCTTCCCCAAGGCGTCAAGATCAAGGCAGGCCGCCAGCGCCTAATCGACTTCTACCGCTACCAGTACGGCGGCATCACCCGCGACATTCAGTCGGCTGACATGGTGCATATCAAGACCGCCAACCCCAATGATTTTTTGTTTGGACTGCCCACAATCCAAGCAGCCGGCCGCGCCGTTGACGTTGACCGAGAGGCGTCTATGTGGCAGCTCAACTCCATGCACAACCGTGGCATCAGTGACTACGCCATCATCATCGACCCTGACACTAGCCCCGAGCAGATTGAACGTCTTAAGGAATTGCACAAAGAAAAGCAAGCCGGGGCCACCAACGCACGCCAGCCATTCCTCAGCACCCGCGACATCAAGACCCTCAACCAGACCGCAGTGGAAATGGACTTTACCGCCAGCCGGTCCAAGGTCTGGGCCGAGATATGCAGCGCAATGGGCGTGCCTCAGCCGATGGTCGGTTTGCTTGAAGATGCGACCTTAGCCAACATCGAAACCGCCAGGCGCATCTTCTGGATCGACACCATCACGCCTTTGCTGCGCATTATGAAGTCCCAACTCGACCGCCAGCTTGCTGAACAGTTCGGACCCGACTGGTGCATTGAGTACGACATCAGCAACATCGAGGCCTTGCGCGAAGATTACGGCGTCAAACTGGACGAGGCCAGCAAACTTTTTGCAATGGGTGTGCCATTTAATGTCATCAATGCAAAGCTCAACCTTGGCCTTGACGAGATTGAGGGTGGCAGCATCGGCTACCTCAACGCAGGCCTTTTGCCCACCGAATTTGACCGCAGCGAACCGGCCGCGGATGTGCAACTTTCAGGCATCCCTGCCGACATCCTCAAAGCATTAGCGTATGGCCGCGATTAACCCCAAGGACAAGCAACAGCAAAGGGCAATGGATGACGCCCTGCAAGTGCGTTTGTCCGCCCGTTTCGAGCGTCGACTTCGCGCCGAGATTGCCAAGACCATGCGGAAGGTGGCCGCCGATTACGAGGTCCGGGGCGAGATAGCCATCCCATTGGCCATCTCAGAGCACTCGGCAGGCATCCGGCGCACCTTAGAGGCCGATTACCGCCTAGTGGCCATGCATTTCGGAAAACGCCTACTCAGCGAGGCCAAGTCTTACGCCGGCCCGGATGTCATCAAAGAAAGCCTTACCTATCGCCTGGGTTATGCCGTGGGGTTATTTATTGGCCGGTGGGTGGCATCCAAAGTGACGCAAATTAACCGGACCACAGAAAACCAAATAAAACGCATTATCCGTGACGGAATTGACGAAGGCCTTAGCGTTTCCAAAATAGGGGCCAACATTCGCACAATGGCACCCATTATGTCCGCATTGCGCGCCAACATAATCGCCAGGACAGAAACTCATACCGCTGCCAACTTCGGCGCACAACAGGCCGCAGAGCTAACCGGCCTAAAGATGATGCGCGAATGGGTCAGCGCCGAAGACGATCGCACCCGCGAAACAGAAGAGGCCGACCACGTTGAGGCTAACGGTCAAATAGTTAAAATGAAGCAACCTTTTACCATTTCTGGCGAGCAATTAATGTTCCCAGGTGACCCTGCCGGCAGCGCGGTCAACGTCATTAACTGCCGTTGCGCATTGGTATTTATTTACGACTAACCAAGTATAATGAACCATTGCCTCACAAAATGGCTACATCATGGAATTTAAAAGCCTTAAATTTGACGCCGCAGGAGTTGACGCAGACGAACGCACGTTTGAGGGCTATGCCGCCTCTTATGGCAATACCGACACCGACAACGATATTATTGAGCCTGGCGCTTTTGCTAAGTCAATTAAGGAAGGTTTCCCGGCAAACCGCATTAAAGTTTTATGGCAGCACGAGGCAGACGAGCCGATCGGCCGGCCGATTGAAATGCGGGAAGACTCTAAAGGTCTTTATGTCAAGGCTCGTTTAAGCAATGTCGAAAAGGGCATTGAAGCTATGGAGCTGATGCGAGACGGCGTGATTGATCGAATGAGCGTCGGTTTTTCAATTCCCGGCGGGAAAAGCAGCGTGGATGCACAAGGCATCCGCCACATATACGAGGGCAAACTGTTTGAATTCTCGCTGGTCACTTGGCCAGCGAATGACCAGGCCATTATTACCGGCGTGAAAACGCTCAAAGAAATGCGCGCTTTGGCCGAGGGCACGCTCTCAGCCAAAGCGCGAACCGAACTGCTGACCGAACTGGCCAGCATCACGGCACTGTTGAAGGGCGAGCCGCATTTAAGCACTCATCCGGACCACCAGCCGCCACTGTCGAACGATGACGTCAAGCGACTCATCAATTCAACCTTGGGCAAACTGGCCCTCAACATCTAAATTTCTTTGAAAGATCATCATGGAACTTGAAGCAATCAAAACCCACTTGGACACCGTTAAGTTTGAGATCAAATCCGCCGTTGAAAAGCGCGATAACGAAATCAAGCAATTTGGCGAAGTCACTGAATCCACCCGCAAAGCCCTGACTGCCGCCACCGAGCGGCTAGACACGATCAAAGGCGACTTTGACCGCATGGATGCCCGCGTGATCGAGATGGAAAAAGCCGCCCAGCGTCAATTTGCTGGCGAGCAAATGTCTAAATCCTACGGCCAGCAGTTTGTGGAATCGGCACAGTACAAGGGCGCCCGCTCTAACGGCACTGACGCTTTCCGAGTCGAAAAGACCGTCTCCGGCTTGGCCGCTTCTGCCGGTTCTTTGGTTCGCCCCGACCGCCGCCCCGATGTGGTCGTCAACGCACAGCGCCCATCATTCATCCGTGAATTGCTTCAATCGATCCCGACCTCGAGCAACGCCGTGGAAGTGATGCGCGAAAACGTGTTCACCAACAACGCAGCAGCGCAGGCTCCTTCCAGTGCTTCGACTGCCAACGGTGCTGGTGAATGGCAAACCAAGGGTCAGTCGAATATTACCTACCAACTGGTGACCGTCCCTGTGCGCACAATGGCTCATTGGGTTCCCGCTTCGCGTCAAGTCCTGAGCGATGCCCCCATGCTCCAGCGCCTGATTGATGCCAAGCTGATGTACGGTCTGAATCTATTGTCCGACAGCCAATTGTTGTTCGGTGATGGCACAAACCAGAACCTGACCGGCTTGATGGTCGACAGCGGCGTTGAGACAGTGGGCCAGATCGCAGCCGGTACGACCACAGCACAGCGCCCCGGCGCCATGCTGGATCACATCCGCGCAGCTATCACTCGTTGCCAGACGTTCGACTACTACAACATCAACGGCATCGTGATCAACCCCGTGGATTGGGGCACTCTGGAAACCGCCAAGGGCACCGACGGCCACTACATTTGGGTCAGCATCCCCAACGGCGGTGAAAGCCGCTTGTGGCGCGTGCCTGTGATCGTCTCCAACGCCATGACAGCCAACAACTTCTTGCTGGGTGATTGGACTATGGGCGCGACCATCTATGACCGCGAGCAAATGGACATTCGCGTCAGTGAGTCGCACAGCGATTACTTTGTGAAGAACGGCGTGGCCATTCTTGCCGAAGAGCGTTATGGGTTCGGCGTCGAATTGCCAAAAGCCTTCTGCAAGGGCTTGTTCACCGTGGCTTCTTCCTAAGCAACTAACCAAAGGGGGGGGGGCTTCGGCCCCTCTTTTCTTATCATGATTTACACCC